GAATAGACCTGACTTCTCTAAGGATAAGAATATAATTGATACTCTTGTCCTGTCCCGCCTCTTTAAACCTACTCGTGATGGTGGTCATGGTCTTGCTCGGTGGGGACAGCTGCTAGGTTTCCCTAAAATTATATTCAAAGAGTTTGAAGCTTATAGTAGTGAGATGCTTACCTATTGTGTCAGAGATGTTGAGCTGAACACAGCTGTATACTTTAAATTAAGACAAGAGAGTCGTGGTTTCTCTGCTGATTCTATTGCCTTAGAGCAGGGTGTTGCTTCTATCATGAAGGTACAGGAAGAGCATGGTTTCTACTTTGATTTTAAAAAAGCAGAGCTTCTTCTTGCTGAGATACGAGAAAGAATGCAGGTTGTTGAGGGAGAAGTGACCAGTGTATTTCATCCTAAGATTACTAAACTTAAACTCTTTCCTCGCTACACCAAGACCAAAGGTATTTCAAAGATTGCAGAAGATGCTGAAGGTAATGGTGTAAGGTTAACAGAAGAAGAGTACGGATTGTTTCACGAAAAGAATCATGCCTACCCTTTAAGCATTACAAGAACATCATCCATTGAACTTAATCTTGGATCTAGATTACAGATCGGAGAGTACTTGAAAGACTTTGGATGGAAGCCTACTGAGTTTACTGTTAATAATAGACCAGTAGTGAATGAGAAAACACTAAGCGAGATACAGGGTATACCAGAAGCTGAGCTTATCAAGGAATTCTTTCTGCTTCAAAAGAGAGAAGGTCAGATTAAGTCTTGGTTAAAGTTCCTTGGTGATGACGACAGAGTGCATGGGTTTGTTATACCCAACGGAACTATCACAGGTCGTATGTCACACTTAAGCCCCAACATGGCACAGGTTCCTAATGCTGGTTCAAAGTATGGTGAAGAATGTAGATCATGTTGGACTGTACCTAAAGGATATAAATTAGTAGGTATAGATGCCAGCGGTTTAGAATTAAGGATGCTGGCTCACTACATGGATGACAAGGAGTACACAAATGAAATCATTAACGGCGACATACATACCACTAATCAAAAACTTGCAGGACTTGAATCAAGAAATCAGGCTAAGACTTTCATCTATGCACTCCTATACGGAGCCGGAGATGCTAAGCTTGGAAGTGTGGCTGGAGGAGGTGCAAAAACTGGAGCAGACCTTAGAAAATCATTCTTTGATAATCTCCCATCATTTGCACATCTTAAAGATAAAGTTAGCAGAGCAGCATCAAAAGGTCATTTAAAAAGTTTAGACGGTCGTAAGATTTATATCCGTAGTGAACACGCAGCACTTAACTCTCTGCTACAGGGGGCAGGTGCTATCACTATGAAGAAAGCATTGATTATCTTAGCTGATAAGATCAAGGATATAGATGCTCACTTCGTAGCTAATGTACATGATGAGTGGCAGATCGAGGTTATAGCTGAACATGCTGAGCTAGTAGGTAAGCTGGGTGTAGAGGCTATCATCGAAGCTGGTAAAGTTCTTAAACTTAATTGCCCACTTGATGGGGAATACAAGGTAGGAGATAACTGGAGTGAAACACACTAACGTGAAAGAGATTAACCCTAAGACAGGGAAGGCTTACTACTACAAAGATAACCCGGCTGCTGTTAAACTACGTGATTCTAAAAGGATGTACTTAAAAGGTGAGGAGGTTTCTAAATATCACACGCTGCATAAAGCAGGTCGTTACAAATCATTTCAAGAAGCTGCCTTTGAATCTCTACCTAAGTACACACTAACCAAGGAAGGTTATGTTTACATCTTATCTAACCCAGCATGGGAAGGGTGGTACAAGGTAGGTATGGCTGCTGACATTAACGATAGAGTAAATAGCTACCAGACATCAAGTCCACTACGTGACTACTACCTAGAACATTATATTGCTACAACTGACAGGCGAGTAGCTGAGAAAAAGATACATGCTAAACTGAATAAACTTTCTAAAGGTGTGGCAAATGAGTGGTTTGATGTGTTACTATCAGACGTAATAGATTTATTAAACAATTACACAGACGAAGAACCAGATGAAAAATAAAACGCCTAAAGATCTAGCTACTTTAGTAGATGATATTTATAAGTCATTATCAAATCTATCTAAAGGTAAGGCCCTTAAGATATCTGATAAGTATATAGAAGATTTCGGGGAAGGGGTTAAGAGTGCTGTTAAATCTTGGGCAACTCCTCATAAGCAGTCAACTGGTTTAAGGATGTCTAACATAGGACACCCAGCAAGGAAGCTTTGGTATGAGTCCAGAGTATCTTTAGCAGATAAAGCAAAGCATATGCCTAATGAAGCCACACAGATTAAGTTTCTGTATGGTCATCTATTAGAAGAGTTGTTAGTCTTATTTATTAAGATGTCAGGTCATGTCATAAGCGATCAACAGAAAGAAGTAACTGTTAATGGTATTGTCGGACACATGGATTGCAAGATAGATGGTGAGGTTGTGGATATTAAATCAGCATCTAACTTTGCTTTTAAAAAGTTCAGTACAGGTTCTTTAGTTAACGATGATCCTTTCGGATATATAGCACAGCTCACAGCTTATGAAACCGCTGAAGGTACAGAAGACGGTGGGTTTTTAGCTATCAATAAAGAGTCAGGTGAGCTGGCTCTATTCAGACCGGGGCCTTTCTCAAAGCCTAACATTAGTAATCATATTGATGAGCTTAGAGTATCAATTAAGAAAGAGACACCGCCTGCTAAATGCTACGAAGATATAGCAGATGGTGTTAAAGGTAATAAGCGATTAGCTTCAGGCTGTACTTACTGCTCATTTAAAAACGAATGCTGGTCAGACGCAAACAACGGTAAAGGCTTAAGAGCTTTTAAATATTCTACAGGTTTAAAATATTTTACAAGGGTTATAGCTACACCTAAAGTAGAAGAGGTTTATTTATGAATGGAAGAACAGCTAAAAGAATTCGCAAGCAGTCCACATCTATTGCAGTAGAGTGGTTGAAGTCTATGCTTAACGATAAAGAAGCAGCTAAGGTAACAGCTTCTAATATCCCTAACAGCAACACACATACTTATTTAAATAATACAGCATACTCTATGCCTTATTCTTTGAAGGGCGCTTCAAGAATTATTAAGATGATTATTAAGCGTAACTCTTCTGCTATCATTGAAGAGATAGATGCTGCTGTAATTTCAGAATACATTAAAAGTACTACAAGAATATGATAGTTGAAAGTAATCCAGAGAATTTAATTCTAATGCTCGCTAACTTTTTTGTAGTGGAAAAATCTACACTAAATGTAGTACCTACAGAAATCATCCAACAGCTTCTAGTTCTGTTAGAATTAGAGTTGATTAAAAGGAAAGGGGCTATTAACTAATGAGCAGAAAACCTAGGAAAGTTAGACCTATTGACAAGGATAAACCTTCTGGTTATGATTCTAAGTGGGAACAAATCTTACATACTACAATATTGCAGGACTGGATACACCATGATGGCGTTATTCCTTATACAGTAAATCATGTATATCACCCTGACTTTGTAAAGATTATAAAAGGTAAGAAGATTTTACTAGAATCTAAAGGTAGGTTCTGGGACTACGCTGAGTTTAGTAAATACATCTGGATTAAAAAAGCATTACCTGATGACATAGAGCTGGTCTTCTTATTTGCTAATTCATCAGCACCTATGCCACAGGCTAAGCGTAGGAAAGACGGCACTAAACGTAGTCACGGTGAATGGGCTACAGATAACGACTTTAGATGGTACACAGAAGAAACATTACCGAACTCATGGAGAAGCGAGTATGAAAAAGAACAGGCTGAATGATGCAACACCTGATCAATGGGACTCAGCGTGGAAGGCTAGTTATAAGATAAAGGAAGCACCTACTACATTTGATATTGTTAATAATCCTAAGCATTACAATTCTGGGGAAGTAGAATGTATTGTTGCAATGCAATCCATGTTAACTCCAGAAGAGTTCAGAGGTTATCTGCGTGGCAACTCTTTTAAATACAGATGGCGTTATCCTGATAAGAATGGTATAGAAGATATCTCAAAAGCTGAATGGTACGAGACTAAACTACTAGAGGTTTTAGGGAGCAATGGACAATAATTATCTAGATGCTAAAACAGAACGCCGCAGTAGATATAACAAGAAAGTTAAATCTAAAGGTGTTAAGAAAGAAAGGAATCTTAAAAAGACTTTAGAGAAAGAGCTACGTAAACTAGAATCTGAAGAGGCTTTAAAATGAATATCTTATTCAAACTGATCATGTATCTTAATATTATTATCTTAGGGTTAGCTACCTTAGTAGCCTCGCCTATGCTTATAATTATGTTCTTCAATGTTATCTGTATAAAATATTTACAATCTAAACCTTCTCGTGAAGAACACTTCAAGGATTATTGTTGGACAATATACGTTATTAACTGTACTGAACGATCAGATGAGGGCGAAGGGCTTATTACTTTTACAGAGTACATGGAAAATAATAAAGAATATTTACAAGAGAAATATAGAAAGATTTTAAAGGGGAACTTTAATGGGCTTTAATGAATATCAAGATAAGGCAGAAACATTCGCAACTTATGATAATGTTTTTTATCCTTATGCAAGTCTTATGATAGAAACAGCAGAGCTTGTTGATATCTTTGTAAAACCTTTGCTTCGTGGTGATGTAAAGACTATTATAAGAGAAGAAGTTATTGCAGAAGCAGGTGATGTACTATGGAATCTTGCTGTGCTTCTAAAGAAAAACAATGTAAAACTGGAAGAAGTTGCACTTTATAACATAGAAAAACTAACAGGTCGCCTTGCAAGAGGCACCATCAGGGGTGACGGAGGAAACAGGTAATGGATAACTACAGTAAGTTTATAGCGGCCAGCAGGTATGCTCGTTGGCAAGATGATAAAGGTAGGCGAGAGACATGGGAAGAAACAGCCCAGCGTTATGTAGCCTATTGGGGTAACAAGATAGGTAATGATGAGAAGCAAAAGATCACTGACGCTATTGTTAATTTAGAAGTAATGCCTTCTATGCGTTGTGTTATGACAGCAGGGCCAGCATTAGACAGGGATAATGTAGCAGGTTTTAACTGCTCTTACCTGCCTATTGATCACCCTAAAGCTTTTGACGAGCTTATGTACATCCTCATGTGTGGTACAGGTGTAGGGTTTTCTGTAGAGCGTCAATACATTGCAAAGCTTCCTGAGATTGCAGAGAAGCTACATACTACTGATACTACTATTGATGTAGCAGACAGTAAGATTGGCTGGGCTAAGGCTATGCGTCAGCTCATTGCTATGCTTTATGCTGGTGAAGTACCAAGCTGGGACATGAGTAAGGTCAGGGCTTCTGGTGAGCGTTTAAAAACCTTTGGTGGTCGTGCAAGTGGCCCACAGCCTCTAGTTAATCTGTTTCAATATACTGTTGAAATCTTTAAAAGGGCAGCAGGTCGTAAGCTTAATAGCCTTGAGTGTCATGATCTGTGTTGTAAGATCGCAGAGGTTATTGTTGTTGGTGGTGTAAGGCGTAGTGCTTTGATCAGCCTGTCTAATCCTTCTGATGGTCGCCTACGTAACGCTAAGAGTGGTCAGTGGTGGGAAGAGCAGGGTCAAAGGGCATTAGCTAATAACAGTGCTTGTTATACTGAGAAGCCTGAATTTAATTTCTTCATGGATGAAATGAAAGCCTTGTATGACTCTAAGTCTGGTGAGCGTGGAGTCTTTAGCCGCGTAGCAGCACAGAAGATTGCAGCACGTAACGGTCGCCGTGAATCTGACTACGACTTTGGTACTAATCCTTGTTCTGAAATCATTCTTAGGCCTAATCAGTTCTGTAATCTTTCAGAAGTAGTTGTACGTGCTGATGATACACTTGATAGCTTGACAGAGAAGGTACGTATCGCAGCAATTCTAGGAACACTACAGGCTACCTTGACTGATTTCCGCTACCTACGGTCTGTCTGGAAGAAGAACACTGAGGAAGAAGCTCTGCTAGGTGTTAGTTTAACTGGTATCATGGATGCTAAGATCACTAACTCTGGCAAAGATCTTGAAGTTGTACTAGAGACACTACGTAAAGTAGCTGTTGAAACAAATAAGAAGTGGGCTAAGCGATTAGGTATTAACCAAGCTGCTGCTATTACTTGTGTTAAACCTTCTGGTACTGTTTCACAGCTTGTAAACAGTGCAAGTGGTATTCATCCTCGATTCAGTCCTTATTATATTCGGACAGTTCGTGCAGATTCTAAAGACCCAATGGCTCAGTACATGTTACAGGCTGGTTTCCCTTGCGAAGTAGACTCTACTAAGGTAACACGTAAGCCTTCTGTAGACGGTGATAGAAGCCATCTAAAGCCTACTGAACAAGATCTATATCATGGTACTACTCTTGTCTTCAGCTTCCCTGTGCAGTCTCCTAAGGGGGCTATATATACTACAGACATGGGTGCCTTAGAGCAGCTAAAGCTTTGGAAGATTTACCAAGACAACTGGTGTGAGCATAAGCCTTCTATCACAGTCTATTATAAGGACGATGAGTTCTTTGATATCTGTAGCTGGATGTGGAAGAACTTTGATATGATGAGTGGTATTAGTTTATTGCCATATAGTGATCATACTTATGACCAAGCTCCTTATACTGAATGTACTGAAGCTCATTATTCTGCGGTGTTGAAGATTATGCCTGAGTTTGATTGGGAAGCTTTAGCAACTTATGAGTTTGAAGACATGACTACAGGCAGTCAAGAGCTTGCT